GCACTCTCTGAGTGTGGGGCAGCTTGCAAAGCCTGTGCGTGAGCGTTACCAGATTCACAGTAAAACTTTATCTGTGATCGTGATCCTGAGTTTTTAAGATCAATAAGCCCTGATTCTATTCCTACGTTACCATCAAGCAATACTTGACCAGACCCCTTGGGTGTAATCTTCAGACTGATATTTGTATCGTCACCTGTAGCCGATAGCTCTGGAGCATTGCCTGTGGCTGCGTTTGTTACATCAAACTGGTTTACGGCAGAGCTTGTAGTCTGAAATATTATCTGCTCATTACCGTTTTCATCCCCTATAAAGTGGGCATCATCTAATAATATACTGTGGCTGTTGGTGTCGAGATTACCGCCCAACTGGGGAGTTGTATCCTCTACAACATTCGATATAGCACCTGATGCTGCTAAACCAGAAACCACAGTGCTTCTTGTTATCTTTTTTAATCCACCACCAGAGGTATCAACAGCAAGAAACACATCATCATTAGCTACTGTAGATATCTCGCTTAATGATCCAACAGCTATAGAGTTAAAATTTGTACCGTCTGCTATCAGAAGATTACCAGAGGTATTTGTTCCCATTGTAATATCATCACCAGACACAGTAAGATCACCCGGTATCGTGACGTTACCATTAGCGTCTTGGAAGATCATCTTACTTGCAGGTAAGGTAATAAATACGTCTTTCGAACCAGAGGATAAATCTACAGCACTATTACTGTTTGAACTTGCTATAACTGTAGTTCGTGCAAGTGTTGTTCCAGAGGCGGTAAAGGTTCCTAAACCAACCTCAAAGTCACTATTGTTAGCATCGACAATAGCGTAATATGTAGTATCACCGTCAGAAAGATTAGCAGTAAAAGTTTCAAAGTTACCCACTGCACCACCAAGAGTAATCGTTCCTGTACCTGTAGTCGTTGTCGTTTCACGAACTCTATCTGCAATGGTTAACGCCATTAAGCTATCCTTATTATCGCATTACTTGCATCGGCTGTGGGAAAGACAACCGTAAAATCTCCAGATGTAGCTGTCTTGTCTGCACCAAAATCTAATACACAAACCGCAGGATCACCAGAGGCACTATCATTGAAGATCAATGCACCTCTTGCTGTGACAGTTACATTACTAAATGTTGCATCGGCAAAGTCTGTAAAGGCTGTTGTGCTTGAGGTGGTCGGATCTACTCGCGTTAACGAGGTGCCTTTTGCTGTATAGTTTGTTCCAGATACTTCGTTACTTGTTGTGTACGCTGTTGTCGAGGCACTCAGTGTTGCACTACTTGTGTATAAAGCAATATTAAAAGTGCTTCCTCCACTATTTTTAAAGTTATGCACAGCTTCCAATAATTCTTTCTTAAAAGATGTACACATTGCTTGTGTTATAGCCATTATAATCTCCTTATATGTTCTGCAAGTGTGTCATATCCTGCGTCCTTAATAGCATTGTAAACTGTTGTTCTATCCGATTTTATAGCCTCTTTCATGTAAAACGCTATAACTTTTTCAAGATGATGTTTAAAAGCCTCTGCTTGCTCTCTAATCGCGGGATGAGCATCTTGACTAACATCAACAATTTTTTCTGTACATCTTTTCGCCACCTCTTCTGGAGTAAACCCTCTATTATCTGTGGTTTGAACAGACACAACGGGTGTGGTGGGAAGCTCTAATAACATTATTGTTTACCTCGTATAACTTGTCCCGTTCTATAATAATCAGAAACTTCTTTTGCCTCTCCAAATAGTTTTAACAACTGCATAGCTTCTAAAAAGCGTTGTCCATATGTTTGAAGAACATCAGGTTCTCCCTTCATAAACGTGTATGCCTCAAAGAGTGTGCCGTACAACATAGCACTCGGTGCGTTTGTGCTTAACCAGGTGCTACCAGAATCTCCTGCTGCCGTTAGGCTTGAAGGTCTATAATAGTAGTGTAACTCAACAGCAAAGGTAGAACTTGGAGTGGGTGCAACTATAAAGTTGTCGTTGTCAAAATGAGCATAGTATCTTGGTAATCCAGTTGTTGATGGATTAGGATTATATGATTGAACAAAATTAACATCTTTAAAATCTAAAAATACTTTCTCGCTGTCGGAATTAGTAAAGCTTAGAGAAAAGGGAGCCAAGAAATCATCGGGACACGCCAAGAACTGAGAGGATGTAAACTGTGCAGAAGCGTTCTTTCTAAAAATACTTAGCTGAATACTCTTTAATATTCGCTCCTCTGTTTGAATTATAAATGTATTTAGAGAGTTAACAAACGTGGTTTCTGTATTTTCGGTATAGTTTTGTATGGCTGTTTTTAATGTGGATAAAGTAAAGCTCATGATGTTGTCACCGTAACTGATCCAAGACTACTCGTAGCCTCAAAAGATTCCATTTTAAAACCTATAATGCCATCTCCCGTGTTAGTATACACAACAAAAGCAGTTGTTTCTTGTGCCGTATCTGGTCTTGATATTCTCAAAGCTTGAGGATCAGCGATGATTCTGGAGGGATCTAACTGAGGATGCTTTGCTTCATACTCATCTCTCCCGACTAATGAGCCATTCCACTCCATACGCATGTCTCGTAACTTGTATCGAAACCCAGAGCGATCTGATATTCCGTATGCTCTTTTATTTGATGCGTATCTAGGCATTAAGTAGACCTCAAGTATTGGATACTAGGTTGTAATTTAAGAGACACTCGATCTTCATCCTCGTCTGCTGCCCTCTGAAACTCCTCTTCGTACACAACCTTCAGAAGCTGTGTTCTTTCAGGAGCCTTTTTTAGTGACGTGTAGTATGCCAAACCGGCAACCATACAAGGCAAAAACCTAAACGGAGCGTCTGTTGTGTTCTGTAGCGTGTCAGCATCTTGTATTCTATTCACAAAATAATACACCAAAGTAAAATCAGATGAGTTTGGAGTGGGCCATAAGTTTATCGTCGGAGTTATCTGTCTATCATAAAAGAACTGACTAGGACGACCCGTTGAGGTCTTATTAGGAATATTTAGGTACTCACTCCTAGATATTCTTGTTATAGAAAAGTCAGTGCTATTAGAGTCCCTTATCACCACATCCAATAAATCTGTGAAGTTGCTAGTAAACGTATATGTGGCTGTTCCAGAAGTAAGAGATTGTGTAG